CGTAGATTGCTCTCTGTTTGCCCCATTCGTATTTCGTAGATGACCAGCCGTGTATTTGAGGTTCCCTTTCTGCGAAATGCTCGTATTCGAACCCTGGCATGTTTGAGATAGCTATGAACTTGTTTTTGAGTGCTTGGTCGCTTTTGATGATGTATTCCTCGTCTCTCGCATATTGGCTGTGTATGCTTCCGGCCGCACTCCATTGCCATCTGTTCGCCCAAAACTGATCCCACGTAAACTTTGTAGGCCGTCGACCTATCCCCTTCGCATCGCTGAATATCTTGCATGCGCTTTGGAAAATGTCTTCATCTTTGAAATTCGTTACATTGGCTACCATCCTGTTTTCTTTTTCTTTTCCCCAATCTACTACACCGTCGATCCTATTTACAAGCACCTCCAACTCGAACACTTGCCTTAGATCCTGTTTTAACAAATTTTGTAAAGATTTTGCCTCGACCGACAAAGATTTAGCCATTGCTATGTATTCTTTGACCGTCTTACATTTGAACAGGCCCGCCTTACGTACCAGGCCGGCTAATTCGTTGTCCATTGACGTGTACCAGACCATCATACCCGCCGCGAAAGTCATTTCTGCATCATGCGGCAACCTGGTTGCGTCTTCGGCTCTCTGGAGCATTTCTGACGGTACTGCTTTCAATACTTGCTCTGGCACGAAGTGGTAGTGATGCGAACCTGAAATTTTTGACTTTGGCAAAGACGCCAGCTCTTGTTTGCTCAAGATTTTGTTTTCCTGCCTGTCCGGGAATCTATCTCTGAAAAGATTGCCCGGATCCGTCGGGTCATCGTATGAGTAAGATTGATATAGCCCCGAGAAGTGGCGCGTCATTGCAATCACCATTGCGTCAGACTCAGTTACTAAGTGTTGGTCTATGAGGGCGTAGAAGTATTGGTGTTTTCCGGTGTAAATGGAGAAGCCCCTCACGACCACGCCGAAGACGGTTCTAGTTGTGTCTTTGACCCCGCATAGTTTCGAGGGCGTTTTGTCTAAGAAACAGGCGTCTGCATCACTGAAGGGCACTGCTTCTACATTCCTGTTTTTGTTGATTTTGATAGTTAGTGGTACTTGCACATTGTTGAAAGTCCATGATCTGTTTGCCCCACAGTCCCGTTCTGAATGCTGTACATCCAAACCTGTGAAGCCCGTTCTTCCATATAATTTTCCGTATTGCCTTAGCCATTTGTTGTTCGTTACCCCGGTGAATATGTTTCTTTCCAGATTTTCTACTCTGCAACGTCTGCAGGCAGATCCTCGTCGTCTGTCGTCCTCACTTGCATGTTGACACGATCTGCTCGCAGGATTGGCAACAGGGGAGCAACCTGGGTTACGTCTCGTTGAAAATCCTGGCGGACCGGCTTATGGTCACCAGCAGACATTTTGACCTTGTGCAAGACCGTGCTGCCCTTTACCCTGAACTTGATGTCCCTGGTCCTTTGGGGCAGGACCATGGCTGGTGCTATGGGCAAGACGCGCTTGTTGAAATGAGTCATAGATAGCCTAGGTGTTGTGTAGTCCGCCTGTATGGTTTGACCAGCCGATAGCGCCGATACGTCCGGTATAGTCGTGCTACGTCCCGGCCGTTGCATCGAGCACACTAGCTTGAGTTTGTCCGTCTCTCGCGTTGCATGTAGAAGGTTGGTTGGATAGATGATGCACTCTTGCACTGGAGCGAACAACTGATGGAGTAACTCTGTTTTTTCTTCTCTTATTTCCAACTCGTGGCCAAAAAGCCTGTAAATTTGTGCCACTTTTATGGCTTCCTAAGGACTGACTGTGCCATAGGCATCTGGCGTTACAGATATATTCGCTTCAAGATGGGAAAGTGCTGCAACATCCGCGCCGCACGCGCCCAGGAATAGAGAACCTGATACATAAGGAACGACTCCGTTGATAATGGCAGAGAGCGGGTAACCCGGTTCAATAACGGCGTCAAAAGCTACTGCCTTAACCATGTGCATGGGCGTGACGTCATATTGCAGATACATGTTGGGGTTCATAAACGTTGTAATCTCTTTTCCTATGATGACACTAGCTAGTGCTGCTCTTGCCGCCCTGTCATGGAGTACCTCCAGTTCGTCATGGGTGTGAAGATAGGCAACGGACCAATCCGAATGTCTGTCCGCGTAATTAGACAGCACCGCATGTAGTCCCATGAACGAAAGGTAACTCATCAGAGCGCCGTAGAATATAGCTTTCCTAGGCGATTGTGTCTCGGAGACGACAAAGTCGTGGGCATCCATATCATGTACCATAGGTTCGCCTTCTAGGTTGGAAGGTATTTTCGCCCTGCAAGGAGAAAACTTTGACATGGAGAGTTGCAGCACGCAATTATTCCACGCAAGACTTTCTTGATAAGAAGGGGCCGGTGCATAGGCTATGGCGGTAAGCATTTCAAATGCGGCACTAAATGCTTTTTCAAGCCGGTTCAGCACTACATAGTCCTTGATCCAGCCAAACAATGTAGAAGCTTTAGTCCACGGGAGGCTCTCAGGATTGGTAATTGACCTCATTGCGCCCGAAGCAGGTTCGAAAAGTATCTGGTCGAAATCGATGCTCGGTATGTGTACGTCCACGTTGAGGCTTGAATTGCCGTCCCGGCCGAAGCAATGGATGAGATAGAAAGTGTATTGAGCTGATGATTTATTGTCAAATCTGAGTACTTGCGGCCTATCCCAATAATTGTCTTTGCCCCTCTGAATCATCATCACTTCTGGCATCTCGTAGACAGGAGGTCCCATCGGTATTTCATGTGTTACCTCTCCCGAGACGCCTCCGAACGCACCCAATACGTGTGAGTCCGAGTAACCCGATTGCTTGACTTTAAGAATGCTGTCGGTCGAGGAGGTGTCCTCGTAAAGCATCGCCTTAAACCACGAGATGAGCATGTTGAACAGATAGCTTTCTTGTGTGTCGTCATAGACCTGGCTTTTGGCAAAAGCATCGACCTCCATTTTGGTGAGTCTAACGCCCGGAACGTATTTGGTGAATTCGTTTATCGCTGAAAGAGGCGAATACGTATTAGTATCATCGAAATATTTCCTGTTCAAACCTGTGAAGTCCGCCTCTCCTACGTTGAATGTGACCTCGGGTTTTCGGCCACAAACGTTGAAGTTAGTTGCCAACTCCGAGTTAACATCGTAATTCCTGTTGAGCATGTTGACCATGACGGTCTGTTTGTTGATAACTGAAAACCTTCCATCTTTGAAGGTCGGTTGGAACGACCCTTCAAAGTCACTCTTGATGATGCTTTCAATGATTTTGCTGTGCATGGGGGTTCTTCACT